ACATTTGACGCTACATTTGTCGGTAAGCTGATTTTGCCCGAGGTTAGCACCGGGCCGGTTCCACCATCTCTCGGTATTTGGGGGCCGACTGATCCACGACCGACGCCGCCGATCTATCGGCCGCCGATCTATCTGCCGCCGGGCACTCTTCCGGGGCTGAAGCCTGACAATCCCATCTATGTTCCGCCGGCCGTCTGGCCGAGCCCCCCAAACGTGCCGACTCATCCGATCGCGCTGCCGCCGCCGGGGTCGGCGGAGCCGCCGGAGGTGTTGGATAACTGGGATGTCAAAACGGCTTGGTCAGAACAGAGCGGCTGGGTCGTGGCCATAGTGCCGTCGCAGAGCCATCCCGGCGTACCGACGCCATCGGCGCCAACCCCTTAGACGCGCCGCCCGAGCCACCGGCGTCGCCCGAGCCATCACGGGAACGGCGCTTCGGACGGCGCAGATGAGTTTCTCCCTGAACTCGGGCCGCTTTAGCGCGGCCCTTTTTTTATTTCTGCTCGCCGCGTCGTCCGGCTGCGACATGCGCGGCTGCATCTGCCACGAGGCGCTGACCGTCGATCGTTCGGTCAAGGAGATCGGCAAGGAGGAGACGCGCCTGATACTTGGTAACAAGCAGACTGGCGAGGCGGCCGAAATCAATATGAAGGTGCCGACGATGAATGCAAGCTTGTGTGTCTGCTAAACCTATTCTGGGAGGACGCCCTCGGGTTCGTGATCGGCGAGCGCCTGCTGCACCCTGTCCCACTCTTCTTTGTGACTGATTCGCAGATTGTTCATTTGGCTGGCGTTCATGATGCGAAACTGGCCGACCTGGTCTGACGGCAAGCGATGGGCGGCCTCGATCAGCTCGGTGGCGTAGCCGGGCCAATCCCAGCCGCGCTTTAGCCGCGCCGGCAGGATCATCGGGATGGTGGTGTCGCCCTCGGGCGGATGGGCGGCGGCATCGTCATCCTCCCGAGGGCCATCCGGCGGGGGCGCCGGATCTTCTTTCAAGATGCCACGCACCTGCTCTGCGGGCACCTCGATGTCTGGCTCGATCTCTGCTTCGGTTGGTTCTTCCGGCTTTCGGCGAGAGAGCTTGTTGCGCAACGCTTGATTGCCGCGCGGTTTTGCATCTGCGGGTGGCGAGCCCGCCGCGGTCTCAAACCAATCGCCCGGTGTTGACATCTCGTCCTTCAACGAAACGTAGATGCGCCGCAGCATGACGATCTGAGCCGGACGGATGGCCTCGAGCCGCCGTTGGCATCGTGCCTCGATCTGCTCCTTAGTCACCCCGAGCGCGGCGAAGGCATCAACCATCTTCCTGATCGCCTCCGGCGAGGTGTCGGCCTGGGTATGTAAGGTCTCCTCGCACTGCTGCACTGCGGCCTCAACGACATCGCCGGGGATCACGGCGAGCAGCACGGCACGTTTGCGGCGTTGGCCCATATTGGCGATCATCTCGTAGATGTCGCGTTCGTCAGTGACGCGATAGCCACCCCCTTTGGTGTCGCGCCAGTGCCGCACGTGGAACTGCCGCTCGTCGTAGTAGCCGGTCTCAAGATCCCAAGAATAGGCAATGCATTCGCTGTAGCCATCACGCCGCTCGACTTCTTTGATTCCGCTGGCGATATTGCCCCAGCGTCGAGCGATGGTTTCGGCCAGCTTGATCGACGGGCCAGAAATATCGGTGCCGCCGCGGGCATATTGATAGAGCGCGCCTTCAGCCAAGCCGACACGCGTGCAATCCTGCAGGATCTGATCCATTGCGCGCATCGGGTCGCGCGGATTGGCGCGGGCGATCAGCATGCGGGCCTGGACTTCGGCAACGGCGCGTTGCTGCTCGACCGAGATTAGACCGCCGGGAGCGGGCCGAATTTCAGCCGGGGCGGCGAATGGGTTTTCAGCCATCGTGGGCTCCCTTTAAGAGAAAGCGGCGAGCCGGCTCGCGGGCTTGGACGCTATAGGCTTTGCGGCCATTGTCGAGCTTCCAAGTCGCGAGCAAAGTGCCGGCCTCGTCGACCAGATGATCGCCGCGCTCGCCGAGGGCCTGCATCAACTGTAGCTGCGCGTCGGCGGCCTGAGTTTCGAGCAGCTTGGTTTGCTGCTTGATCTGATGCAGGCGCTCGAGCGCGAATAGATCGGCCTCGCTGGCGACGACGGTGCCGGTCGCCCTCAGATGACCCCAGCGGCGCACGGCATCGGCGGTGTTGACCGGATCGGGCGGCTCGCGGCTTTCGACGCGGCACCAGAACAGATATTCCTGTTTGACTAGCTCGCGCGCAATATCGGGATCGACGGCGACTTGGTAGAGCCGGAAATCCTGGCCGCCAATCAGCACCGCGACATCGGCAATCCGAGCCCCGCTGACGATTAGACAATGGTGGACTTGCACTAAGTATTGCAGCGGGATCTCATCTGTTCCCGATTCGCCCCAACCGTCAGCGGTGCGCGACGTCTTGCATTCCAGGATGCGGCTGCTGTTGTCGATGCGACCATCGATATGGGCGATCATGAATGCATGCGTCGGATGGCGCAGCATCGGCGGGGCTAGCTCGATCTGGTGTCCGGTGCGCCGGCTGTATTCGGCGGCGATCACCGGCTCGAGCAGTTTGCCCCACAGCATCGGCTCGGAAGTTGGCAGCGGTTGGGCCTCACCGAGCTTCTCGAGCCACAGATCGTAAGGCGTGTGCCACGGGCTGATGCCGATCGCCGCGGCGGCGTCGCTGCCACCGACCCCAGTGCGGCGCTCCTCGTGGAAATCGGCCTCGCTCATTTCTTAGCGCCATCTTGCGGCGCCTCGACCCCACGGCTCCTCCTCGATTTCACCGCGATCACCTGAATCGGGTGAGATCCGATCCGCGGGGCCGGGCACCGCAAGCTCGTTAGTGCTGGCGATGCCGCCGCGCGGCAAACCCGAGCATGATCAGGCTGCCGCCGAGCAGCGCCAGCGAAGACGGCTCGGGAATTGCCGGGATCTGGCTGATCGTGTCGGTGATTGCGGTCACAATGGCGTTGGGGCCAGTGGTGATCGTTTCGACGACACTCATCTGCGCGGTGGTGCCGAAGACATCCGTTTGCGGGCAGGTCGAACTGGACGGGTTCACGGCTCGCGTGCAGTCGAAGACGAACGCCGGATCGGCGGTCGTGGAGCCGGTCAGTGTAGCGCTTGCCGGCAGACCGGTCAGGCTCGCATTGAGCGTGAAATCTTTTTCCAAATCGTTGATTAAAAAGCCCGCTGACAACGCCGGGTCGACCGCGACGGTGTAGTCGATAGTGCCCGTTGTGCTCGGCGTGACGACGCCGGAAAAGCCGAGCGTGACGTTGCCGGGCGTGCTCAAGAATGTGAAGCTGCCGGAACCATTCCCAGTGATCCCAGCATTGGCGGCGAAGGCGCCGAACACTTTGTCGCCGGCCGCCGCACAGACACCGGGCGTCAGCAGCGTCGCTGCCGGTATGCTGCCGCCGCTACCAACGACGATCGGGGCCGTGGTGCAGAAGTCGGGTGCTGCATGACCTGGCGGCGACAGCGCCAGGAAAGTGGCACCCACGAGCATCGGCACGGTTATTTTCATCACTCGCTCCTCTATTTGCGGTTGTTGCGACGGCGGATGGTGGACAAAAACTCGCGGGCTTGGGGCGGATCGGGTGGAGGCTCACGCGGGGCCATGATGATCGCGTCGAGCATGGTGCGCCAACCGATATTACTCACCACAAGTTCGAACTCCAGCCCGCTGAGCGTACATTTTAACACCTTGCCACTGACCAGCGCGCGAAACTCGGCTTCGCTGAGTTCGACCCGGGCCATTTAATCGCTGGCCAGGTGGACGGCGAGCGCCATCAGCCCGTAGCCGGCGGCGACGACCAGCACCCAGGATATGGCACTCTCGGCGAGCCACAGCCACCCGGCGGGCCAGTGGATGCGGCGACGGTGTGCGATCGGGCTCGTGGGTGACCAGCGCATGTTGTCCCCTTCGCCGACTCGTTGTTCGACCACGTTCGCTAGTTTTTGCGACCGCGTTCGATGCTGTCAACCCTCTTGGTGAACGGCGGCATGTACCGCCGATCGCGGCGAGGCGAATCGCCTCAAAACGTGGTTGACGGGTTCGGGCGGAAGCGCTTGTAATAGCGGCGTAAGAAAGAAACGGTGGGGACGGCGGGAACGGTTAAAGCGTTTTGGGGGACACACGATGACGCCCGACATGCCGGATGAAGCGACGGCTCTTGCGCGGTTACGGTCGGAGTGGCGAGGTGTTCTCGACAGCGTTTATCAAGAGCGGCGGCGCACCCGAGTGCCTCGAGCGATAAAATGGACAACGACCCGGATCGTGCTGCCGGTGGCGCTGGTGCCGTTCGGTTTTGCGATCAGCAATTTTCGCCCACCGCACCCGCCGACACTCAACAGCATATGGGCGACCCTGTTCGTGCTGGTGTTCGCCTGCATCAGCGGCGGTTATGTCGGTGGGGCGATCACACTCGCTGCGATCTTCGGCTATGCGGGGATTGAGATCGCTGTGCGGTCGGGGTTTACGGATCTCGACCCGTGGCTCTGGTGGACGTTGACCCTTTTGGTTTACGCGAGCGTGCTGTTGCTGCTCTTTCGCCGCGCGTGGCCGTGGGAGGGTGGCGGTCGGCAACCTTGGCTTGGGCCACCTCGCCGGCCAGCATTTCTTCGTAGGCTGCCAGGATTTCGTCGTCGATCGGGCGCCCGTCGCGTTGGCGGGCCGCCAGAGCATCGTAAAGACGAGCGTGGAGCATCACCAAGGTTCGCCGTGTCCGCGCCTCGGCCGGCGCCCGTTCGAGCACCCGTTCGGCAGCGTCCCATGCCATTTCCGAAAGTTCTACTGAAAGTCCTGTCAGCACCCCAAAACCCATGACTTCGGGCAGCGTCCAACCGACTGCCGCGGCGATCTTTTCCAACGTGGAGACGAGCCTGGAGTTGGCCGGGATCTTTTCGACCGTGTCATGGCCGAGACCGCCTTCGATCAACAATTGACGCAGCGGCCGCCCGAGCTCATCAGCCCTGGCATCAAGACGGGCGCGGAATGCCTCTTCCGACCAGTTCATCTCCGGTTCGATCCCGAAACGACGAATTTGTCGACGCCCTCTTACGCCAAAAATCGAACGCGTTCTAGTCCCGGTTGGGCGCTTTTTGCGATAAGGCACTCTTAACCATAGGTTTGTGGGCGGCTGCCCGATATCGCCCGCGGTCGCTTGACGGTTTACCCTGCGCTCGAATATCCTTATCGAATGTATTCGCGTCGCGAGCTGGTCATCCTGGCGCGGGCCTATGTCGCGGCCAGCGGCATGGCGCCGTCGACCCTCGGCATCAAGGCCGCCGGCAACGACCGGCTGTTCATCCGGCTGTTCGCGGGTCTTGATTGCAAGGCCAGCTCGGCCGAGCGCGCGTCGCTGTGGTTCGAGAAGAACTGGCCGCCAGCGGGACTCTTGGAGTGGCCCGCCGAAGTCCGCCGGTTGCGATTGGGACAACCGGAAGCACCGTGGGTTCACAGGAGGCGAGCGCCCTCGGCGGCGGCTATTGCCGAGGGCCAATGACTTTATGGCTCGCGAACGTCTAACCTTTCGGCAACGGGATGTGACGGCAGCGGTTCAAGCCCTCAAGCGGGCGGGCTGCGACGTTTCACGTATCCGGGTGCGGATAGAAAAAGACGGGAGCATAATGGTGGAACTGGTGCCGCTGGCCGCAAGCGAAACGGCACCAGAACCGGATATCAACCCCTGGGATGAGGTCGATCTAAGTTATGGAAAGAAACCACGATGAAGTCAAGGCGCGGCGGCGTGTGAAGCTGCCGTTCGTAAAAGCATATCGCGACCGGCACGGCAAATGGCACCGCTACTTCCGCCGCGCCGGCCAGCAGTCGGTGAAGCTGCCGGGTGAGCCCGGCTCGAGCGAATTTCATGCAGCCTATGCGGCGGCACTGGCTGATCAGCCACAGCGCGGGTTCAATAAGACGACGCGCTCGCCAGTCGGCTCTCTTGCTGGGACGATCGCTGGCTACTACAGCTCTCAGCAATGGCGCGAGCTGGCGGCCGGCACCCAGTACGGCCGGCGCAACATCCTCGAACATCTTCGCACTAAGGGCGGCAACCTGCCGATCGCCGCGATCGAGCGTCACCAGATCGTCAAGTGGCTTGGCGATTGCAGTCCTGGCGTAGCGCGCAACTGGCTGTCGGCGGTCCGCGAACTGATGCGCTACGCCGTGCAGATGAAACTGCGTGCAGACGATCCGACTGACGGGATCAAGAGTCCGAAGCCGTCGAAGAAAGACGACGACGACGATTCGGAGGATGGCTATCGCACATGGACTGACGAGGAGATCGCACAGTTCGAGGCGCACTGGCCGACAGGTTCAAAAGCACGTCTGGCGTTGGCACTGGCGCTCTACACGGCGCAGCGCCGCAGTGACATTCTGCGCATGGGTCCGCAACTCGTCAAAGGAGGCGTGATGTCGATCCGGCAGAAGAAGACCAAAACCCTGGTCCACATTCCGCTTGACCCGCGCTTGCGCGAGATCATCGACGCCAGTGAATGCGGCGACATGGTTTACTTGGTGACCAATCGCAAAGGCGCCTATCGCGATTCCTCGCTGGGCGCGCAGTTTGCGGCGTGGCGTGACAAAGCCGGACTGCCAGCGGATCTGAGCCTGCACGGGCTGCGCAAGGCATGGTGCCGGCGCGCAGCGGAAGCTGGTGCGTCAGCCTCGGAGATCATGTCAGTAACCGGGCACAAGACGTTGAAGGAGGTCGAGCGCTATATTGCCGCCGTCAATACGGAGCTGCTGGCGCAGCGCGTCATCGCCCGGGTGTCGGGGGGCCGGCGATGAAGACCAATGCTTTTGCTAAAGAGGCCGCGGAATTAAATGAACTCGCGCTCACACGAGAGAAGTCATATAGGGAATTTTGCCTAAGATTAGCCGCGCTGCAGAATAAGGTAATCGATGCCGGGATCGTCTTCAAATGGTGGGCGCGCGACCACTTGGTAAACCCGCGCACAAACCAGGCTTGGGCGGACGGAACATTACATGCCCATGTGCAACTAGGCCGCAAGTCCGACGAGGAATGGCAAACGATCAGAAGGAGAAAGATCAATAGCCGGGGGCGTATGTCGTTATCCGGTATCGGCCACCGCGCTGTGAATGAGCAGGTGGATGTGCTGATGATCGCATGGGAGCAAATCTCGGACGAGGCGCGCCGGATCTTTTTAGATCAAATTAAGCCATCCGGTCGACGAGCAGCATAAGTTCAAGCCAGGGGGTAAGCGATAATGGCTTTAGGCCGGAAGCGTGTAGGAGGGCCGGCGATGATCGATTTTGACGAGATCTGGCTTGGCCCGCGCTGTTCGAATGACTGCGAGCGCGACTGGTGCCAGGATAATGTGTGGCCGCGCGGGTGTGAGCAATGTGGGGCTAAACCAACCCGCTACGTTCGCGATAAGCGCACAGGTCGCGGCGAACGCGCGGTGAACGTCATAGTGTCTAACCGCGCGAAAACGACTGTCTAACTTTTGCGGAGATCCGCAGCAACTATGGCCCTCCAGATCGATAGTCGAGTTCGGCTTGGATGGCGTCATTGTCACGCACTCAATAGGTTAGCCTGTCTAACCTCGCGATGGGGGCCACCACACATCAATATCTTAGTCGACGGAGGGTCTAACCGGTGAAGCGCTGCCGCGCCCGTTTGTGCTTCTTGCTCGACGGGATTGACGAGGCTGAGCAGATCGCCCGGCTACGCGAACTCAGGGTGCTGGTCGCCGTGTACTGCGGGTGGGACCATCCGGCCAAGGCAGCGCTCGATCAGGCGATCTCTTCAAACGGATCGTACGAAATAGCGCTTGAGGCGATCGACCAGCTGCCGGCGTTGCGCAGACGTCGCCTGCTGGCGAGCTATGGAGCCTTGTGATGGGCAAACCGTCACGCGACAAAGGACTGAGAGCCGAGCGCGAGATCGTCGCTCGGCATGCCGATCTGATGGTGCGGTGCGAGCGGGTGCCGTTATCCGGCGCGACCGGCTATCAGGGCAATTCTGCCGATCTCGATGTGTATGCCTTCGGGCCGGATGCAGCACCCTTGACCGCTGAAGTCAAGGCGCGGGCGTCGGGCGAGGGCTTCGCCATGCTCGAACGCTGGTTGTCAGATGCGGATATTTTATTCTTGAGGCGCGACCGGCAAACACCGTTGATCGTGCTGCCATGGGCGAGCTATGCGCGGCTACTGCGGCGGGGCCGGGCGGCATGACGAAAAGGGTCATGCTGGACATCGGGCTGGCGAGCGATGGGACGATTGTGCTGCGGTGTTACGATGCGGCTGTGGGGAGTACGATGGAGATCACGATGTCGGTGGAGGAGGCGCGGGGGTTGGTCAAGCACCTCGAGCAGGTCATCGCGGTGGCGGCAAGCCTGCCGGCCGGCCGCCGCATCAGCCTTGAGGAAGGTCACGCATAGGAGGAAACGATGGCCCAGGCGCCGGCAAAGATCCGTCGCGTCGATTTCTATGCCGATGACTGGCTGGCTGGCACGCGCGGCATGTCGCAAGCCGAATGTGGTCTGTACTGGAATTTGTGCGCGCTGATGTATGCGCTTGGAGCCTGCCCGATCGAGCTCGAGCAGGCTCGCAAGATTTTCGGAGATAGCAATTTCGATCGGTTATTGCGACGGCTGCTGAAGCGCGGCAAAGTCACCGCCGAAGGCTCGCTGATCGCTGCCCGACGCGTGCCCGACGAGTTGCTGAGGGCTCGCCGACGCCTCGCCGACGTTCCGCCGACGACCGATAAGCCATTGACGGACCCCCCCCGCGCGCGTGCGCCCCGCCGCGCCCGTGACAACCATCAATCATCAATCAACAATCATCAACCAGCATTCGGGCCGCTTCGCGACCCGGTAGAAATTGCGAAAGATTTAGGTTTAACAAAATGACCGCAACACCGATCGGCGCCGCCCTCTTGTCGGCGCGCGCCGATCATCGGCGATGGTGTGAATCATGACCGCACAAGACATCCGACGCATGCTCGAGCTGCTCGCCTCCATCGACGCCCGCATGGCCCACATCGAAACCGGGCTCGCCTGGCTGGCCAAGGCGATCGAGACCGTCACCGTCGAGAACCTCACGCTGGAGGCCAAACCAGGCACCGTCGTCCAGTGGGGCGAACCGCGAAAGGACCACCCATGACCGAGCTGAAGCGATGGGCCGCCTCGATTGCGCTGAACCGTTGGGCCCGCGATTTCGGATACAGCGATTTCAACACGTTCATCGCCGCCGGCGGCAGCATCGCCGATGCCGCCGACGATATCCGCAAGCGTATCCAAAGGCTCCACCACGCACTGAAGGCGCTCACACAGCTCATGCCAACAGACGATCTCAGCGACATCGTCTACAACACCAGTTCAACCCAAACACCGGCCGCGGTCTTGCACGAATGGCAAACCGACGCCTTGGCGCAGACCAACACTGAGGATGAGCCACCAGACCCCGAAAACGCCCAAATCCAAGGCGCCGAGCATGGCGAACCCTGATCTCAACGCTCCGACCCCCGAGCGCCGTCGGCGCTCGGCCTTCCTCGTCACCCCGGCGGTCGCTACCGAGGCCGGCCCCGCACGCGCCGGCAGCCGCGTCCACCGCGCCTTGTCAACACTCGACCGGCTGTTGCGCAATGGCACCATCTCGCCCCGCCAAGCTCAAGCCGGCAACCGCTTGCGTGATGATTTCGAGCTCGGTCTCCTCGGCGCCCGCGAACCCGCTAGCGGCTCCGGCGGAGCCACCGGATGGTACTACGCCGAGGCCAGACTCGCCGCTCTGCGCCGCTATCAGCAAGCCCTCTGCGCAGTCTACCCGATGGCGCGCTACGTGCTGCCCATCATCGGCGTCCCCGGTCACGGTGATGTCTCGATCAGCGATCTCGCACGATTCCTCGGGCGTAACCGACAGGAAGTCGCCGGTGTCCTCAAGCTCGGCCTGGATACCCTCGCCGACTATTACGGGCTCAAGTGAATGGCAAGCAAAGACTTCGAGATCCGAACGTGCGATCGATGTGGGCATGAGGCCGAAGCTCACGGAGACCCGGTAACCCGCAATCCGCCCGGCGGTTGGGCCAAGTTGCTGGTAACAAAGGTTATTCCGCATACAAACGCGGAGCAGCTGATGATCGGACGCACGTCAAGCCGTGGTGGTCGCGAAGGAATTGATCTCTGCCCAGATTGCGCTGCGAGCCTGAAAGACTGGTGGGAGGAATTGACAAGTGAACGGCTACCTGTCACGCCCGATCGATGAGCTGGAGGTATCAGTGCGGGTAGCTCGTTGCCTAGAGCGGCTTGGCGTCAAAACGGTCGGCGAGCTGATCCAGAAGTCCAAGGCCGAACTGCTGCGTGAACCAAATTTCGGCCGCCGCTCGATGCATGAACTTGAGCTGATCCTGGAGGATCTGGGGCTCAGCTTGCGTCCCGGCCGATTTCAGCCACAGGATCAACCCATGAGTGACAAACTCAGAAAGATCAAACCCCAGCCCGGTCACCAGATCGACTGGAATGGCGGTGATCCCGTCATCCGCAACGCCAAAGGCATGGTCATCGCCAGGGATCTCCACATCACCGACCAGGCTTTCGAGTTCCTCAAGGCTGAGTTTGAGAAACAACTGCTCGACCCGGAGTTCAGAAAAAAATTGGGGCTACCGCCGCGGCCAAACACAACATGTTGACAAGCCCGAAACGCTCAGCGATAGAGATTTGGTAATCGGTCATAGCCGACCCCGAAAGGCTATCCCATGAAATCTCGAGGCCTGTTCCCCGGTCCACGCGCGGTGCCAAAACGCTCGTTTGCGAGTGCCGCCGGAAACAGCGAATACAAACACGTCTTGCCGGATACCGATGGCTACCGGGACGGCATGACCGGATGGAAATCCGGTCGTACCGGCGGCGGCATCAGCGGCAGAAACCGCCTCGCCGGACGCCCGCTGTTCCAGGACAAGAGCTTGTCGGGCGACGGCGGCCTCGCGTACGACCCCTCGCTGTCGTCGGTTCTCGGCGACAAAGGCAAGCCCGACAAGGGCGGAGAACCCGATATCGCGGCGGCAAAGAAAGGTTGAGAATGAAAGGGCGAGCGCCACCAAAACGGGGAATGGCCGGAAAGGCACCTGGGAAGCTCGCTGGTGCGCTACAGGCGCTGGGGAGCATGTCGGCTACCCCCTCACCCGAGATGCCACCTCCAGGGCCTCCGCAGAGCCCCGCAGGGCCATCGCCGCAATTGCCCGCACCCCCGGAGCAGTTGGGTCTGCCGCCCCCAATCCCCACGCCAAGCGCCGGTGCCATCGACGGTCTCGGCGCCGGAACCGGTGGCCTCGCCGTCCACCCCAGCCTCAAAGCCGCAAAGATTGGCGCATACGAGCCGAGGCATACCAGCAAGCATCGGTGATGCCTGACCACCCCGAGCTCAGTCAGCCCTGTCTCGATTTCATCACACTCCCAACCTGGGTGCTCGGCGACGACGATATCGAGCGCCTGATCAAAAACGCTGAGCAAACCCTGGACGAAACCAAAAGTTATAATACTGCGCGTGAGACCAAAGAGATCTGTGAGGTGATCAAGGTACTGCGCGATCTGCTGGCCTACCGCAATTACTCAAGCAAGCATCGCTGAGTGGCCGAGTACGTCATCCTGTTCCGGGTCCCAGATACCGGCGTCGTCGACGGTATCCTCGATGACAACCGCGAAGAGTTCCTGATCTGCCAGGACCAACGACAGGCCGACGCCTACGTCGAAATGTGCCAGCGCGAAAACTCCGAATTGGTCTACCAAATCGTCGAGCTCGACAGTGTCATGAGCAGTCCCGAGATCCAAGCCGCATTCCAAGCCCGCGGCTGAGCGTGGAAACAATCTCAGCGAGACGCTTCCCGCGCCGCTTTAATCAGCGCCGTTACCGGGTTGCGCTTGGCTACATGAAGGTCAATCAATTGCTTGGCAGTCGCTCGCCCAAACCCAGTCAGCAACTCAACACGCTTGGCCCGTAATGCCGCTAAGTACGAAACCAATCCATCAGCCTCTGCACGACCCGCTGTCGTGGCAATCTCCGCATCCAGATCCGCAATCCATTGCTCAGCAATCCGCTGGCCCCAAGCATTCTGCTTTTCGCTGCCACCGTGGATGTTTACTACTGCATCAGTCATCTGCGTGCTCCGTTCTTAGCGATGTGGAGAGAGACGGCGCGCTGCCCTGGCGGCTTCCTTCATCAGTTGCGCCTGGCTATCGAATGCAACCAGCCCGCCGCCGACATACTTGGTGAGCCGGACCCAGGTGGCCCCGCCGTCGACACTCACCCGACCCCGCCATCCTTCGATCTGGGTTTTTGGGGCTGTCATCCGGACTTTGTAGGTCATCGTCGTTCTCTCCGTTCTTGATGAGTTATATATATGCGCGGTAGGCGCATAAGTCAAGAGGCTTTTTTGACAGGAAGAGGATTTCTTTTGAGCCACTCAGCTTCCAACTCCATCAGGTGCGCGCGTAGCTGTGCGTAACCCTCTAGCCACAGAGCTTTCGCTGCTGGAAGTGCCTGCTTCCCAGCTTCCGCTTGCCGCAGCGAGTTCTCCGAGCCATAACCCAGTAGCCGCGCTAACTCGCGACGCTCGCGACCGGTCGCCAATATCACTGCACGCAGCCGTTCCGGTGTCATTGGACTCATTTATGCATGATCCGCGCATAGGTCAAGATCATGCCCGCACGTAATAGACCGCCAAATGCTTCGACCATCCAGCTCGGTACCAAAGCTCGCGAACACATCCAGGCTGGTATTTTACTCAAACGCTTGCAGGACTTCGTAAAAACCGATCCTGATCGACCGAAGCCTGGGGAGATCCGGCTCACAAGGACCCAAGCTCTGGTAGCACTTGCATTGCTCAAAAAAGTACTTCCCGATCTTGCATCGGTCGAAGTTTCTGGCAATCCAGAAAAACCTCTTATGGTTCAAGTGGTTAGGTTTAGCGACGGCGAGCAACTCGAGGCGCCGCGGCCGGTTATCGACATCAGCAAGCTGATCGAGATGGACAGTGAGGAGACGGCTGCGATCGAGGCTGAGGCTACTGGTCGGAAGAAGAACGGTCACGAATGACAGTTCCACTTTCAGTGGTTGGCGCCTGCCGTGTTCTCATCATGAGAGCCGCACAAAGCCTCATGCGTTCAGCGCCAACAGTTCCTTAACCAGTCATTTCCGGAACTGTTTGATACAGCCAGTTAGGGTGGTCGGAGGGAGTGCCGGCACCCGGCATGGGGGTACCAATCAGGATGGTTAGGGCAAGGGGGTTGGTAGGACCCGGGCCAGTACCACCATTCCGTGTATGCCAAGTATAGAAATCGGCGGCGTCAAATATAAAATTTTTCTGAGAAATTCGTGTTAGCCAACCGGTTTGGCCATGGAGCGCATTGAATGGCAGCTGGTTGGGTTACTGCTGTTGATTGCGGTTTTGCTGGTGGGTCTGGGTTTGTTGTTATGGTCATTTGGCTAGAATGAAGCAGCCGCGCGAGCCACCGCCGCCGTCTGTGGTGCGGTGGACGCCGCAACGCAAGTTGGACGTGGTCAAAGCGATTGCGGACGGGCGTCTGGACCGGGCGATAGCGATGAAGGCGTATGGTCTGAGCGAGGAGGAGCTGGTCTCGTGGGAGCGGCTGGCGGAGGGCAACGGATGATCATTGAGATATTGTTCATTGTGGTGATGGCGCTGTGGTTTTTGACGTCGCTGCCGGTGTCACCGGCGCAGCAATACGGTTGGGCGAGTTCGTGGCTGGCGTTTATTGCGGTGCTGTTGCTGGGGCTGGCGTACTACGTGCCGGGGCTGAGGGGGTGAAGAAGGGGGCTGGGTGGACTGAGGACGAGATTGAGGCATCTGAGCCGTTGGAGGCATTGGATCGGCGTCCGGCGGTGTATTACGCGCCGCGGGGGGAGTGTGAGTATTGCGACCGGCGGCGGGCGGCGGCGGCGCGGAGCATGCGGGCGGTACGGGAGCGGGAGGGATGATGGCGGTAGGGAACGCTGGGGTATTTGGCCCCGATGCCAATGCGGCTTACTGGCCGCTCGAGGTTCGCCGTCGGGCGATTGCGATGCGGACGATTTTGGGCATGTCGGCGGCACGGGTAGCTGAGCGGATCGGCTGCGATGCACGGACAGTGCAGCGCTGGGAGCACGATCATCGCAGCGGGCGGGTGGGGCTGGGCAATCTAGTGGCGGCGGCGTGCGCGATCTTGGAGGGGTGACATGGCGGACACCAAGAAGAGCGGCAGTTTTAGGGGCAAGTCGAACAAGCTGGGGATGGGCGGTCGGGCGGCGCAATTGAAGGCGCAGGGGGTTCCGGGTGGGGTGATAGGTGAGATTGCGCGGTCGAAGGGGGCGGCCCCTGGGCAGCGCAATTACAAGGGTGGCAAGGGGAAGCGGTGAGAGACCCGTCTAGTTTTGATGATCTCAGTGTACGCGGCTTTACCGTGGTCACTCTGATGCGCGACCCGGAGGTGATCAGCCAATATGGCGTATACGGGCGCGACTATAGCGATGATGGCGAATGGTTTGCGGTGGCGGCGATTCCTAATGTTGGGCGCAAGACGATTGAGGAGCTGCTGGGGGCGAGGGTGATTGAGGCCAAGCGCGGTCCCGGTAACATGTATTGGAAATATCTGTACCGCCTGGTCAATGCGCCTGAAGACTTTGGCGACCTATGGGTCGAGTGAGGATGCGATGCCGAAGTTGACGGCTGAGAGATGAGTGCGGAGCGGTTGCCGCCGATTGTGGATCCGTTGTCGGCGGTGTCGGGTCCGTTAGCGGTGACGCCGTTGTACACCTCGTCGGGATCGAACGCGGTGTGGTGGGACGGGGCGTCATGGAACGCGCTGCCGGCTGCGGCCAGCGGTCCATACTTGCCGATTGCGGGCGGGACGGTGGCACCGGGTCCGTTGGCGGTCAACGGCAACGCCAGCGGCGCGATCATCAATCCGATCGCCGAGGCGTTGCTGACGCTGCAGCAGGCGGACGGTCACAACGCGATTGTGCAGCTCAACTGTTTTGGCCCGCAGGCGCCGCAGATCATTGGGGTACAGGCGAGCGGCACGGCGGCGGTGCCGGGTGCGATTGCCGGCCAGCCGCTGTTGAACATCCAGGCGCGGGGCCATGACGGGAACGCATGGACGCCGGGACCGGTAGCGCGGATCAATTTCGCGCCGGTAACGAGCCCGTGGCGTATCGACGATCACAGCACGCAGATCATTTTTGCGACCACACCGGTGGGTTCGACGACGTTGACTCCGCAGGGTGCGTTTACCGGGACTGGCTTGGTGGTTGGCAATCCGACCCCGGCGGCGAGCCCGGCGATTGGCGACATCAACGCTACGCGGATCATGGTCAACGGGGTTGCGGTATCGGCTGGCGGCGGGCTGGCCGATGCGCCATCGGACGGCACTAGCTACAGCCGGCAGAATGCGGTGTGGGACAACACACCGAACTTTCACGCCACCACGATCAACACCAATGTCACCGCCGCCATCCTCAATCCGATAGCCGGTTCGCTGCTGACCCTTCAGCAAGCTGACGGCGCCAGCCCGGTGGTCCAGCTGAACTCCTTTGGCGCGATTGCTCCGCAGATCATCGGGCAGACCGCGAGCGGTAGCGCTGGCTCGCTGGGCGCGGTCGCCGGCCAGGCGTTGCTGAACATCCAGGCGCGCGGCTATGACGGGACGGGGTGGACGACGGGACCGACCGGACGGATCTGGTTCCAGCCGATCACCAGCCCGTGGACGACCGCGGACCACAGCACCCACATCGTCTTTTCGACGACCCCGATTGGCTCGGTTGCGATCACGCAGCAAGCGGTCATTACCGGCACCGGGCTGGTGGTTGGGACGCCGAGCGCACAACCGACCCCGCAGGTTGGTGACATCAATGCGCAGCGGATTTTTATCAACGGGGCGGCGGTCGTTGCCGGTGGTGGTGGCGGCGGCACCCCGGGCGGGGCTGCTGGCAACGTACAGTATAACGTCGCCGGCACCAGCTTTGGCGGCTCGACCGGGGCCACTTTTAGCGGCACCTCGCTGACCGCGCTGAACCTCGCCCTGGGCAGCGATGCGACCGGCGACATGTATTATCGCAATGCCGCCGGCAATCTGACCCGGCTGCCGGCGGGTACGTCGGGATACTTGCTGCAATCGGCTGGGGCTGGCACGCCGCCGGCATGGGTTTCGATCGCGACTGGCGGGGGTACGGTCAGCGGCGGCGGTGCGGCCCCGCAGCTCGCTCTATACACCGGCCCGAATGTGGTTGCGCCGTTTACCATGAGCGGCGACGCGACGATCTCGGCGACCGGTGCGCTCAGTCTGACCAATGTGGTGGCGGCGGCCACGGTTTCGGGGATCACCTTTAACAATCGCGGGCTGATCACGGCTGCCGTCAACCAGAACTATGTCACCGGCGGTCCTTACCTGCCGCTCGCCGGAGGTACAATCAGCGGCAGTGCGCCCGGTCAGTTGATCGTTAATCGCAACACCGCGGCCATGCCGCCCACGCCCGGTGCCGTTCCGGGGCTATGGATCAATGCTAGCGACACCGATGGACAGGCAAATCTCAATCTTGATTCGCATGGCGGCGCGGCGGTGCTCTTTTTGCGTCGGGCCAATGGTACCGGGCTCAGTCCTACAGCGATCGCCAGCGGCGATGCGCTCGGCAACATCAGCTGGCGTGGTTATGAAGGAACGACACCTGCTTACACGGCGGCAAATGTCGGCCGCTTTCAGCTTTCGGCGTTGCAGGCTTTTACCAGCGTTGCCCAAGGCACCCAGCTAACCGTCGAAACTGTTCCGCTCAATTCGGTAGCATTGCAAGTACAGGCGACGTTTGGCCCCGGGCTGACCGTCGGGGCGCCGACGGCGCAGGCCGGCCCGGTAGTCGGCGACATCAACGCGCAGCGCATCTTTATCAATGGTACGGCGGTGACCGCCGGGGCCGGCGGCGGGGCCCCGGGTGGGGCGGCCAGCCAGGCGCAGTACTATGCCACCTCGAGCACCTTTGGCGGGTCGAGCGGGCTGACGCTGAGCGCCACCGCGGTCACCGGGTTGAATGTTGGCCTCGATGCGCCCGGTGATCTCTATTATCGCGCAGCCGGCGGCTTTACCCGCTTGCCGATCGGCACCTCGGGTCAGCTGCTGAATGTCACCGCTGGCTTGTTGCCGGCCTGGGCCACGGTTGCCACCGGCACCGGGACGGTCAGCGCCGGCGGTGCGGCGGGGAACATCGCCCTTTACACCGCCGGCGCGGTCGTCGGTCCGTTTGTCATGAGCCAGGATGCGGCGATCTCGGCAACCGGTGCGGTGACCATTCAGCCTGGTGTCGTCACCTATGCCAAGCAACAGAATGTCGCGGCGTCCCGGCTGATTGGCAATGCGACCGGCAGTCCCGGGCTGCATTCGGAGATCATTCTCGGCACCAACCTGAGCTTTTCCGGCGGCAATACGCTGAACGCGGCTGGTCTGACCAGCGTTGGGCTGACCGTGCCGGCCGCCTCGTTGTTTGCGGTGACCGGATCGCCGCTGGTGGCTAACGGCAGCCTCGCCCTGACGACCACCGGGACCAGTGGTGGCATTCCGTTTTTCAATACAACCGGTACGGTCAATACGAGCGGTCTGCTGGCCGCGCATGGCCTGACCCTCGGCGGCGGTGCCGGAGCGGCACCCTATACGATTGGGCTGGGCACGGCTAATCAGGTGCTGACCTCGAATGGCGCCGGCGCCGACCCGACCTGGCAAACAACGACCGCGGGCAGCGGCACGGTGGTCGCCAGCCCGCAATTCCAGCTTCCCTATTATGGCAGCGTCGGCAGCGTCGCGAGCGTCCAGGGCCACCCGGCGATGAGTGTGACCGCGGCTGGTGCCTTGACCATCAACGCCAACATTACCCCGACCATCGACGATCCGATTGCCGGCGCGATGCTGACCTTGCAAGAGGTAGACGGCACTTCGCCTGTCGTCCAGCTCAATTCCTTTGGCGTCGCACCGCAGATCATCGGGGTGCAGGCCGGCAACACGGCGGGATCGCCAAGTGCGGTGGGTGCCGTACCTCTGTTAAATATCCAATGCCGCGGCTACGACGGTACGGCCTGGTCGGCGGGGCCGACTGCGCGGATCGCTTTTTCGCCGATCACCAATCCATGGAACAACAGCCCTGGCGATCACAGCACCCAGATCATATTTTCGACGACGCCGATTGGCTCCGTCACGATCACCCAGCAAGCGGTGATCGGCGGTACCGGGTTGGTGGTCGGTGCACCGACCGCGCAGCCGAGCCCGGCGGTCGGCGATATCAACTGCCAGCGGCTGTTTGTCGGCGGCGCGCTGGTCACCTCGGCCGCCGATGCTTATGCCGCCGTCCCTGCGGCGGGCAACACGCAAGCAACTGCGACGCCGCTTAGTGCCGGGTTCAACGAGATCACCAGCGGGTCGGGTGGTGTCGCGCTGCCGGCGGCGCCGGCCGCACCAGCGACCTTGACCTGCAAGATCCGTAACAGCTTGGCGGTTTCGGTCTTGGCGTATCCGTTTAATGCCAGCGGCGCCATGATCAACACGCTGGGGGCCAACGCGGCGATCACGGTGCCGGCGAACACCACCGCCTATTTCGAGTCGGGTGGAACCCTAAAGTGGTTCACCATCCCATGATCAAGCGAGCTTCCCGCCGCCTGCGCGGAGGCCTGCTCGCTCTATGCTGCTGCGTGCTGTGGGCGGTGACCTGCTATGCGCAGACCACCGGGCAGCGCCCGAGCCCGCTCGGGCCGGGGCTGACCAGCAACCCGACGGTTTACAACCCCGGCACGCAATATCCGATCCCCGACCAGCCGATCTATCCGCAGATATTCTACGAAGGTCATACGACAAGCTGTGCGGTCAATTCGACCTGCGGCAGCATCAACGATTCCGGTAAGGTGCTAGTCGCGACTGCCCCTGGCGTGACCTTCACATTGCCGGCGGCGGGGCAGTCCGGCACTCTGGCCTTTAGCTTTGGTTACGACGGCTCCGATAGCTACACGCTGACCTCGACCAGCAACATCTATGGGGGATGCGGCGCCAATACGACCAGCGCCATCGGGGTTAACAGTGGCGTCACAGTAGTCCCGGACGGCGCAAAATGGCTATGCTTGGCCTATGGTCCGCCAGTCGGTTCAGGCGCCGTCACCGGCATCGTTTTTGTCCAGGGTGCCGGCGGCAGTACTGCCAGCGCCGCCGGTGTTACATCACAAACCACTTCACTGCCTGGCACTGTGGCGGGGAATTTCTTTGTGGCGCTGACCAGCGCTTATTGGACTGGGGCCACTGGCTTGTTTCCCGCTGCGTTGACCGCGACGACCAACAATGGCACGGCATGCTTTCACGCGGGGGCTACTTACAATCATCCGGTCACCCCAAACCTGTTAACCGACATATCCTTTTGTCCAAATAATGCGGCATCAGGCGCCGTCACCTTTACCGTGACGGCGACGACCAACAACATGGATTATGCCGAATTATTGGTGGCGGAATTTTCCGGGGTGACGGCGACCAGCGGCGCCGACATAGGAAAAGGTAACACCCTTTCGACAACCACCGCAACGGCGAGCCTCGCGACCAGCGGCACTCTAACCCAGAACAATCAGCTCGTGGTCTCGGTTTTAACCCCGGCAACCAGCAACCCGACGAGCGCCACCGGCACCAATCAGATCGTCTTTCCAAGCTCCGTCGGAAACCGGCTTGCCAGCTACTCGATCGTCAACACTTCCGGCAGTGCGGTGACGCACGCCTGGGCACTGACCTCGCAAGCCGTTGGCGTGTCAATTGCAGCGTTCAGCCATCCATGATTAAAAACACCATTGCGACGGTGGTTGCCGGTCTGCTGCTCAGCGCTGTTGCCACCAGCGGCCTAGCGCGCAGCACCGGAACGCCGACGCAGGGGCCGCCCTATTACGTCGCGACCACCGGCAACGACGCCAACCCCGGCACCGCGGCGCAACCATTTCTGACGCTTGCGGCGGCGCAGACGGCGATGCGTGCCGGGACGGCAAAAACCACGTATATCCGGGGCGGCACCTATGTGCTGACCGCACCGCTCAGCCTGACCTCAGCCGACAACGGGGAGACCTGGGCCAGCTATCCCGGCGAGCAGGCGATCATCTCCGGCGGGCAGACTCTAACCACCGGGTGGACGATCTTCGACACGCCGAACAACGTCTGGCAGCTGACCGGCGTCAACTGGGATT